CTAATAAAAATATAGACGCTGCTATTGAAAGTGCATCCAAAGAGATGTCAAAATATATGAAAGGTATAATGAATCAGGTGCAACAGTTCACTACCAAAGAGTATAATGAAAAACTTGCATCTATGGAAAATCTTGCTCCACCGTCACATACATTAGAATTGCTGAATAAAAAGGTAGAGGGATTAGAAAAAATTGCTTGCATGTTTAATGGTCTAGCAGGCCTTGCACTTGCAGGATTGATTGCTGCTGCATTAAGAAATGCTTTCAATAGGAAGAAAAAGAAAGCAGAGGATGCTGTCAGTAACGTCGCTGTATCTGATGCAGGAGTTGTTAATGCAACCATAGCAACTGGGATTGGAACAGACGGTCTAGTGGGAACAGATGCAGTGATAGGAGCAACAGGATCAGGAGTTGGTATAACCTCCTCCCAAACAATACCATCAACACCTGTATTGACCACACCTGGTTCTAATGATGTTCCACCTCCCTCTCCTGATGGATTTTATAGACCAACACCACTTTGCGAGACAGAGGAGATTATTGGTGAAGTATTAGGAGGAACCATTAATACAATTCTACGAGGATTTGATAGTGCGATTGGCCCTGTGATTGATGAGATATCAAATTCTCTTGGAGGATCATCAACAGAAACTGGATCAGAAAACATAGGAACAATTGATCATGCTATAAATGAAAACAATGTTCTTTCATCTTTATCATCTGGTGCTTTAATTTTAAGTTTCTCCCAAACTGTAGCAGACAATGCAGAATTAGATCCTAATAGTGTAGGAACTGCAAATCGTTTTTGGGCAGATGGAAATTATGGTAATGGTTTAGTTGGATTTATTGATGCTGTCGGTCAAAACACCCCAGATAATCAACAATTAATCGCAGACGCATTATCATTGATTGATGATAAATCAAATCCCGAAGGTATAGCAGCTGGATTAGTTTTAGCATCAAATTTATTAGGTGTTAATGAGAATCTTTTAACTGGAATAGGAAATGCATTCCAAGCAATCAGAACTGGTAACATACCAGATTTGATCTTTGCTGCTGGTAGTCTCGCAGCATTTAACCCTAGAATTTTAAATGCCATCGCTGGTAAGGGAGCATCTCTTGGAGGATTGTCAGCTGCAGGTTTAGGTTTAGGTGCATTAGGTGGTATGAATTTTGATATAGGAACTGCATTGGGATTTGTTAACTCAATAACTAAAATATTTAATTGTGATCCCGAGCCAGAGTGCTCACCAAATGATTCTCATACGATGCAAAGTGGTGGTGGATCTTCAGATAAACCTACTAATGCAGGTATTGCAGAGAATGCAAAAAATACTGCAAACTCTACCAAATCAGAGAGATCGTATGGAACTAGTATAGAAAAGTTGAGTTCTAGTAAAGAAGGTGTTAAAATAAAGAAAGTATTTGCTAAACCAAAATCAAGAACACAAGATCTAACTAATCTAGTTGGATATGTTAACGGTCAACCATATTATGGCCCATTTCATATTCATAAAAGAGATGATGGAAAAGTTGTTAAAATGGTTGGTATCGCACATACAACAACACCTCATGAAATCATTTATGATACAGTTAAAGAGAGTCTAGACTAATGCCAGTAACACCAACGTCATTTAGTAATATTAAAGTAGGATATATCAGCGAGACTGATGGATATGTTCAAAATGTATCAATAGCTGATGCAAATGCTTATGCAGAATTAAATCCAGAAACAGAATTTATCTTCATAGATGGTGATGAGAAAGTTAGATTTTTGACAATTAATGAAGTCAATGCATTAACTCCCAAAAATTTACTGAGGTCTGATCCTTGTTTAACTGGTGATCAACCATGTGGCCCACCAAAACTTAAGTTTTTTGGAGGAGGTGGTGTTGGAGCAAGTGCAAATCCAGTTGTAGATGTTAATGGTAATTTAATTGCAGTTGATCTCGTGAGTGGTGGTTTTGGTTATACTTCGCCACCACAGGTTCAAGTCATTGATCCCTGCAAAAACGGTAGTGGTGCTGTTCTTCAAACAATAATAGGAGATCAAATATTATCAGGAGAGATATCAGGAGATATTATCGGTAATTTAACTGGTGATATAACTGGTGTTGTTGTTTATGTGATCGTTAAAGATAGTGGTCGGGGTTATCTTCCACCACCACAAACTGTTCCACAATATCCTGCTGCTCTAGAACTTACGGGTGTGACTGTTACAAATCCAGGTTTTAATCATAATTGTGGTGTTGATAAGATAGAGATTATACCAAGTAATGGTAGTGTTCTCTCTTATAGTTGTGATCCTTTTGGGAAGATAAGATCAGTATCTGTTGATAAGGGAGGTAGATTTACAGAGCTACCACAAATTAGAATGAATACAGAAACTGGATTCAATGCAACTTTTGTTCCTAACTTTGATATTATTCGTGATCCACAACCAGTAGATCCAATCATAACACAAGAAGATCTTGTTCAGGTATATGATTTAATAGGGTTAAATATTAATGGTTACGTTGATGGAAAACCATATTATGGAAATGTTTATTATGTAAATGGTATTAGATATGCAGGAACTTCTGCTAATTCTGGAACTAACATAGTGGTTTATGATACTCAACTTGCCAGTGTTCAAAAGAGACAGATTGAAGGTCAAATTGTTGCAAGTCAGATAGAAGAGACCGAAACTCAAGAGGATACTATCGAAGCAATAAGTTCTCCAACAAGAGGAACTTACTCTACTACACCAATAAGTGAACCATCAACAACTACAACAACACCATCAACAACTACAACACCAGCGACTGGTGGAGGATATTCAACCCCATCTACACCAGCACCCGCACCATCAACACCAGCACCATCAACACCTAGCACACCTAGCGGTGGGGGTGGTGGCTATGGAGGAGGATACTAATGTCTGAGAAAAAGAATTTTTGGAACCAAGTATGGAGTGCCATGAATGGTGCTATCACCTTTGGTAAAATAAGCCCAAAAGGTGATGTCACTTCAAGTGTTCATATCCAAGCACTTGATGGCAGACATTTTATGTGTTTTGATGAGGATGGGCCAAGAACTGGTTATACTTTATTAAATTCACCAGGTTCAACCTTTATTCATAGCGGTGAGGATCTAGAACAACAGCAGGAAGCGATTATGATTCTTGCAAATAATGGTGACATACATCTTAAGGCAGCCAATGGAAAGATCAAATTAGAGGCACTTGACATTGAGCTTATTGCTAATGGTAATGCACCTCAAGGAGTTATTTGGGCAAATGCATATGAGACCTTGAAACTTGACTCAAAAAATGTTACAATAGATGGAAAGCAATCTTTAAAGATTATGACATCTGGTTTATTAACAATGAGAGGTGGTCTTGGAACTCAAATGTTATCACCATTGATAGAGGGAATCTCTCGTGCATTAACGAAAGATAAATTACCAGAACCAGCAGAAACAAATTCAAAGAGTATCTAACATGGCATTTGCATTCGACGAAATATTCGCATATGGTGGGCAACTTATTGTTGCTGCTAAAAAAAGAGTTCCTA